GAGCACAACCGAAAACGAGCACCTTATATTCAACACCGTAAAGCAAACGCTAATCAATGAGGATGCGGTATTTTTTGGAGGGTTTGCAGTGTCTATGCTGTCGCAATATATGCCCGCGCAGTTGCGAGTCAAGCTGAAGAATAACCCAGATTTTGATGTATTGTCCGAAGACCCACTGATGACGGCGCAAATTGTGAAGGAGCGATTGGAAGAAAATGGAATCAAGAATGTGACCATTCGCAAATTGGAGGGGATTGGCGAAATCATTGCTCCCCACTACGAAATCAAAGTGAACAAAGATAACGTGGCAGTTATTTACGAGCCATTAGCGTGCCATAGCTACAACGAAATCACGCAACAAGGAAACAAAATGCGCATTGCAACGATTGACACAATGTTGAGCTTTTATTTGGCGTTTTTGTATATAGACAATCCGCTGTATAACTACAACCCAGAACGCATCCTGTGTATGGCGCACTTTTTGTTTGAAGTGCAACAGCGCAACCGATTGACGCAAAGAGGGTTACTGAAACGGTTTAGTATCAACTGCATAGGGCATCAAGAAACAATTGAAGAAATGCGCGCACAAAAGTCAAAAAAATACAGCGAACTAAAAGCGAATCGCAACAGCAAAGAGTTTGAAGAATGGTTCTTACGCTATCGGCCGTCGGATATGGTAGCCTCTGTGAAACCAGAGGAGGCAAGCACGAATGAGAAAGTGGACAAAAAACAAGAACCAAAAAGAGCAACAAGGAAGAAAAGGGCGAGTAAAAAGCCTTCATCCGGACTATTGGGCATTTTTAAACGGTCGTAAATGAAACAAAGGACTTAAAATAATCGTATTACTATTATAAATATACACATACACCTACACCCTATGCATATCGGCAAATATTCATATACTCGTAACCCGTTTCAGATTTTATACGGGAATCCAAACGCCTCCTTGGTGATTGGTAATTTTTGTTCCATTGCGTCTGGGTGCACGATTTATTTAGGAGGCAACCATCGTCACGACTGGGTAACTACGTATCCTTTTGGGCACGTGTTTAATGATATTTTTACAACTTACAACGGCGAGGGACATCCTAGCACAAAAGGGGACGTCATTATTGGGAATGATGTATGGATTGGTGGAAATGTTACCATTATGTCTGGGGTTACTATTGGGGATGGCGCTGTAATAGCAAATAACAGTCACGTGGTGAAAAATGTAGAACCGTATACATTGGTTGGTGGGAATCCTGCCCAGTTTATTAAATATCGCTTTGAAAAAGAGCAGATTGAAAAACTATTGAAAATCAAATGGTGGGATTGGGAAGAAAGCAAAATCAACCAGTTTGCGCCAATGTTATGTAATACAAACATTGATGGGTTTATACAGTTTGCGGAGCTTCTCGTAGAAGGGAATGAACTTCACAAACTACCATCAGGAGCATCCAATGCGCCAACGGTTGAAGACAACACAGTTAAAGAATTGTCACAAGACAACTCAATGTAATATCCTACTTCTGTAAAATATGCATATTTATATTTATCTATGTGCATATTTGATTATAGGCGAGTTGCGGTTGTATCCGAAAATAATAAACTATTTATATAGTATGACTCTTGAATTAAGAAAGTTTGATATGAAAAACATTACGTTTAAAATAAATGAATCCAAAGGACCTGTCATTGTGCTAATCGGGAAAAGAGACACAGGCAAAAGTTTTTTAGTTCGCGACTTGTTGTTCTACCATCAAGATATCCCAATTGGAACCGTCGTGGCTGGCACAGAAGAGGGCAACGGCTTTTACGGGAAGCTAGTCCCCAAGCTGTTTATTCACAACGAATACAACACCGCAATTATAGAAAACATTTTAAAACGTCAGCGCCAAGTGCTCAAGCAAATGAAAAAAGAAATGGAAACGTTTAAACGCTCCTCCATTGACCCCAGAACGTTTGTTATTTTAGATGATTGCTTATACGACAACACGTGGGCAAAGGATAAAATGATGCGTCTCCTTTTTATGAATGGGCGTCACTGGAAAGTGATGTTGGTCATTACCATGCAATACCCACTCGGTATTCCTCCTATGCTCAGAACAAACATTGATTTCGTCTTTATTCTAAGAGAAAACTACCTTGCCAATCGCAAGCGTATCTATGAAAACTATGCGGGTATGTTTCCTACTTTTGAATCCTTTTGTCAGGTGATGGACCAGTGCACGGAAAACTACGAGTGCCTGGTTATTAACAACAATGTGAAAACAAACAAACTCCACGACCAAGTGTTTTGGTATAAAGCAGACGCGCACGGGGAGTTCCGCCTTGGGTCCAAAGAGTTCTGGGACCTTTCTAAAGATTTAGGCGACGATGATGAGGAAGAAAAGTTTGACCCCAATGCAAATAAAAAGAAACGCAGTGGGCAAACCATTAATGTAAAAAAAACCAAGTTCTAATCAGGATAAGAGGCTCTTTACTTAGGTCGCGCGAACATAAAACGCCATATGCTTTAATCTATCTCCATATTTCTGGTGCAAAGTAATTTCTTCTCGTAATAATGGCGGCGCATCTTCTGGTGCGCAGTTTGGCAGTTCTTGCCCCGCTTCCACCACTTCAATGCGATTCACAATTTCTTCCCTTTGGTGTTGCGAACTTAGCTCAAATAAGTCTATTGCCGTTTGTTTTTGTATTCTTTCAATAAATTGGCTTACGGTATTGTGGATAGGTATTTTATAGTATATTGCATTGTTTGTATACACGCACTTCACATAGCATAAGATGCTTTCTACGGGAACAGAATGTGCACTGCTCATGTTATGTTCTTTTATTATTTATTTTGATAGTTGGGATGGCTTTATGTGAGTTATTCGTATGTGTAATGTTTAATGTGTAATGTTTATTCTTTAATGTTTATTCTTTAATAAACATCCACCTGCGCGGGTCAGTTCAATTTTATATTATTTTATTGTATTGTCACAAGTTATAAAGTGCGTTCTAATAAAATAATTATAGTTTAATAATATATACTATGCAAAACATCAAGTTCTGGCAAATTATGCTTTGTTATGCGGTCTTATCTTGTTTGGTTGCGCCAATGTTTGCGCATTTCCTTATGCCTACCAAGCGTGGTCTTGAGCTTGGCTACTTAGCTGGCACGGCCTTGTCCCTCGCCTTGTGGTTCACTGTTGGCAAATATAAAGTATAAACACGTTATTTATTTACTCCGTGCAACTTGCTAACTCCATTGTCTGTTTTCCCAACGACAATGTTGTCCCCTTCAAACAACTCGTTACGAATATTGGCTACCGAAATGTGCTCATAATCGGTGTCATTCCCCATTTGCTCTTTTAATGCTCTCTCTTGCGTATTCATATTCGCAATATTGACCAGCTTACCCTCTTCGTCCAATGTCTGCGTTAGCACGTTGCCCGACTTTTCGGCTTTCTTAATGTTCTCCTCCATCGCCTTTTGTCTGGTCTCCTTGATGCGTTGCTCAAAGGCCGTCTTGGCGTTCGCCTCGTTTTGGCTCTTGTTGTGGGCAAGTTGATTTAGCTCCTCCTCCATATATTCTACACGTCCAGTCTTGTAGGCATCTGGGTCCCAGGGCATCCAAACACCACATTCCCCTGTATAGATGTCGTGATGAGGGTCGCGCTCTCTCAACAGCTTGCTGCGTAGCTCGGCTTCTCCTTGACTGGGGAATGCGCCACGGAACTTGATGCCACGAGTGGAGGTTTGGAAGTTATGCGCTACGTTAAACTCTTTTTCTAAACGTTCCTCATTCTTGTCTAAGAATGTCTTATACTCGTCCTCGACGGAGTTGTTTACTAAATTGGTGCGTTCTTCTTTAACAAACTCCTCAAAATCTTTCATTACATCTTCAAAATTAATTTTATACTTGTAAGAAACAAAGTTCAAGAACTGGGCAAACTTTTCCATAGATTTGGAAAAATCCCAGTTCTTTAGGAATGCATCAAACAGGAACATTTCCTTTTGTTTTAGCACTTTTTCAGGAGATAAAAAAGACAGTAAACAAAAAGACTGCCCCGCAATCGGAGGGTCTACATCTAACAAGTCCACGTATTTTGAGTTTGGTGAGCCATCCTTATTAAATCTTCTCTCAAAGTTATTCTCTCTTTCTCTATCGGATTGAGATTGCTCATTTTGGCCAACTTTTCCTTTCTCTTTTTTGTTTTTTCCCATAATACAACTATACTACCTTTAATTTTAAGTTATTTATCGCACTTATATTATTATTTTTTCTGTATTATTTATATAATGTTTGACACAACAGAAATGATTAAGCGGATTATTAAGTATCTGGTAGAAGGCTTTATGGTTGCCATTGCCGCCTACGCGATTCCCAAGCGTTCCCTCAATATGGAGGAGATTTTGATGTTGGCCTTAACTGCCGCCGCCACATTTAGCATTTTGGACACATACATCCCCACTATGTCCGTTTCTGCCCGCGGAGGTGCTGGGTTCGGTATTGGCGCCAACTTGGTTGGTTTCCCTGGAGGACTCTAAACCACCAATATGCGTAAAATGCGTAAAATGCGTAAAATATATAAGTCGCGAAACATAATACAAAAACACACAAACACATATACCCAAGCTATTCATATATTACAAAAAAATATTATATGAATGCCAGCATAACTCGTGCGACAATGAATACTATACTGTAGGAATAAACTCCCAGTTTAATTCCTCGCACATCCGTTTCCAAATCTCATCTTGTTCAATAATCTTATCTCGGTCCTTTAGCATCGGTATATCGTGCAAATATTGGCGCTCATTCAGTGATTCGCACAGTTTATACAGCACGTAGTAATAGTTTAGAAAGTTCACTCTATCGTTTGGGCAATATTTCGAATATGGCGCCAAGAGTTCATTAAACAAGTTGCACAAGGTGTCTTCAAACTCGGGACTGAATGTGGGCGGTTTTATCCCCAGTTTGTTTTTAATAAACTGGATATGCTCATAGTATTTGTTGTATCCTAGCTTTTTCAGTATTTCTTTTGACTTATTGTAGGTTAGCTCTGACAATTGGATTCTTTCTTTCTTTATTTGTTGCTTGATATTCTCGACAACCTCTGCGGGGATTTGGGTGGTTTCCTTACCCTGGTATTGCGCAAGGATTTCTTTAAAATGGTTGATTTTCTTGTATGCATAAAAGCACACTTCTTTAGGAGGTTCTTTGTAGGACGGTTTTTCATTTTCAATCAAGTAGGGCACATTTTTGAAACAGTGATTGCATATTAGCACGCCCTCATCCTCTTGCGCAATGAGCTCGCCTAGGTGGCAATATTGGCAGTGGTCCGTGTTATTTAGGTAGTTATTAATGTCCAAAAAGGTTTCATCAATATTGCACAAGTATTTGTGGACAATATTCTTATTTACTTGCTCATTTTGTTCTACCTCATCGGTCTTGATTTTAAAAAAGCTATTCAGCAGCTTTGTTTTGGTGCTTACGGATTTGTTGGCATCATTTTTAGAGATGTTCTTTTTGTTTTCAAAATATTCAAAAATATACTTGGAGTTTTCCAGCAAATAATCCTTCTTTTTTTGTTTTCGCTCTTTTATTTCCCGTGTCAAATCCAATATTTGGTCTTGTATATCCAGCCGCTGTTCAATGGACATTTTTTCCTCTGTAGAGTTGGTATCTTGCTCCAATAGTTCCAGTAGTTCTTCCTTTTTACTCTTTAACAAAGGTAAATCACACTGCTCTTCTCTATGAAACTCATTAATTATCTCGCGATGCTTGCCATCTAATGTGGTTGAGTTTTTTTTACTTACCCGTATCTTTTTGGACGGCTTTATTTTGAATGATGGCATGTACTTTGTAGATATTCAACAGTTGTATTTAATAATTAATTCCGTATACATTTGTCTCATTTACACATTTTTTCCCCGCATTTATTTATTTTTTTATTCAATCATTGGGGTAAAATAGGGATTTAACTTTCTTTCATACAACTAATGGATGTCACCGTATCAGTTCATAATGACCATACCCCGTCAATTCACACCAAAATAGATAACACCAAGTTTCAAAAAATGGTATTATTATTTAATTCTTTAGAGGATGGATGGTCTGTAAAAAAACGGGGAGACTCATATGTCTTCACCAAAAAGCACGAAGGCAAAAAAGAAGTGCTTGAGGAGTCCTATTTGATGCAGTTTATGAAAGCACATTTGGACTTTACCCGCCTGCAAATGTTATAATAAGGGGACCCATTCTTGTATAATAATCAATGAGCCATTTTAAAGGACAATGGAACCAGGTTCTTTAGGAGTTTTCACCCTTGTAAACTCATTTTATTTAGAATCCGCCGAACGTTTTGTGAATTGTTGTATAAATAGAATACATATTACACCGATTCGTGATAAATACACCTGATATATGCATTGAAATATTTTTTGTTTGTGCCAATAAAAAATATTCAGATTTTGTGTTTTTGATGTTTTTGGATGGGTCTTTTTCGTATTTTTGGTTCGTTTTTCATTTAGGATGGTTCATTTTGTTTTATTTCTATTTCATTTTCGTTTTATTTTATTAATTTCAATTCATTTTGGATTTTTTTTTCTTTAGCAATATTATAATATGGGAGGTGGATTAATGCAACTCGTCGCCTATGGCGCCCAAGACGTATACCTAAGTGGTAATCCTCAGATCACTTTTTGGAAGGTGACTTACAGACGCTACACAAACTTTGCTATTGAATCAATTGAGCAAACATTCAACGGTCAAGCCGATTTCGGTCGCCGTGTTCAGTGTGTTATTAGCCGAAACGGCGACCTTGCCCACAGAACTTACTTACAGGTCACTCTTCCTGAAATCAACCAAAACATGGGTGGTTCCGAGGAAAATGTCTATGCCCGTTGGTTAGATTTCCCTGGTGAGCAATTGATTGCCCAGGTTGAAGTTGAAATCGGTGGTCAACGCATTGACCGTCAATATGGTGACTGGATGCACATCTGGAACCAGTTGACAATGACCTCTGAACAACAACGTGGTTACTTCAAGATGATTGGTAACACCACTCAGCTTACCTTCATCACTGACCCCTTGTTCTCTGAGGTTGATGGTCCCTGCGACTCCAGCGCTCCCCGCCAGGTGTGCGCTCCCCGCAAGGCTCTTCCTGAGACAACCCTTTACATTCCTCTTCAATTCTGGTTCAACACCAACCCTGGTTTGGCTCTTCCTCTTATTGCTCTGCAATACCACGAGGTTAAGATTAACCTTGACATCAGACCCATTGACGAGTGCTTGTGGGCTGTTACCACCCTTGAAAGTGGATTAACTGGCAGCCGTGCTGCCTCTGTTGCCTACAACCAGTCTTTGGTTGCTGCCTCCATCTACGTTGACTACATCTTCTTAGATACCGATGAGCGCCGAAGAATGGCCCAGAACCCCCACGAATACTTAATCACCCAGCTTCAATTCACTGGGGATGAGTCCGTTGGTTCTTCCAGCAACAAGTTAAAGTTGAACTTCAACCACCCTGTGAAGGAACTTGTGTGGGTTGTTCAACCTGACCAAAACGTTGATTACTGCTCCTCCCTTGTAAACGATTCTCTCTTATACAAGGTTCTTGGTGCCCAACCCTTCAACTACACCGATGCCATTGATGCCTTACCAAATGCTATCCATGCTTTTGGCGGCCCTGATTCCATTGCTGCTGACTCCAACTCCTACATTGACTCCAATGGTTTGTTCCACGATGCCGGTGCCATGGATGCTGCCGAGACCAACGCTGCTGGTTGGCAAGGATACGACATTGCCAACTTCAACGGTGGACAAAACTCCACTGTGTCTGATGCTGGCACATTCGTCCTCACTGAGTCATCCCTTGATATGCATTGCTGGGGTCTTAACCCTGTTGTCACTGCCAAGTTGCAGCTTAACGGCCAAGACCGATTCTCTGAGCGTGAAGGTTCTTACTTCAACTACGTTCAACCCTTCCAGGCCCACACCCGCAACCCTGATGAAGGTATTAACGTGTACTCTTTTGCTCTTCGCCCTGAGGAGCACCAACCCTCTGGCACCTGCAACTTCTCCAGAATTGACAATGCTACTCTTCAGCTTGTTCTTTCCAACAACACTGTTGCCAGCACCAACACTGCCAAGGTTCGTGTCTATGCCACCAACTACAACGTTCTCCGCATCATGAGCGGTATGGGCGGTTTGGCTTATTCCAACTAAACGTCCTCACGTTTATGTATATTTTCAAAATTAAAAATCAAAAAAATCGTTGTTATCTTATATAATTCTCGTAATTATATAATATTTGTATTTCATTATTATCTAGGGACTATAGTTGTTCTAGTTATGTTTGCGGGGGGCATTTATAATATAAAGATTTGCAATATAGTAATATATTATTGAATGTTTCGCCCACGTTTTTCTGCGCATTTGCCCAACCTAATGGCATTATTTCACACCACAACCACCCATCACCGCTTACACAATCAACACATTGCAAATATTCAAATCCCTGCTTGCAAAGATTGTTTTTATTTCTATCCAGGCTCCATACCAAGTCATATTCAGAGCTCTCTTTGCTTGAAATACGGTGAGAAAGACATTATTACCGGCGAAATATCATACAAGCCTGCATATACGCAACGATTTGGCTCAGATATGCATCCGAATTGCGGACGTATGGGGAGAGGATTTTCAAAAAAACATGAAGAGGACTTTTATGGTTGCCCGTAATATTCCAATCCAAAGTATTAATATTTAAAGCGTTCTTCCGTATATATTAATATGAGCAAACATACCTCCAAAAAAAAACCGACATTATGTCTTAACATGATTGTAAAGAACGAGCGCAAAATCTTGCCCCGTTTGTTTGCCTCTGTTCTTCCAATCATTGACTCCTATTGCATATGCGATACTGGCTCTACCGATGGAACCATTGAGTTCATCAAGTCCTACTTCAAAGAACACAACATCTCTGGCAAAATCGTGGAAGAACCTTTCATCAACTTTTGTCATAATAGAAACGTGGCGCTCCAACACTGCTTTGGAATGTCCGATTTTGTGTTATTGTTAGATGCAGATATGGTTTTGCAAGTGAACAACTATAGTAAAGAGGTTCTCAATGACAAATACGACTGCTTCTCCTTGTTGCAAGGCAACGAATCCTTCTCTTACCAAAACACGCGCATCGTGAAAAATAATGGGAAGTTTAAATACGTTGGCGTAACCCACGAATACATCTCTGCGCCCAATTCCGTCCAGCTCAGCTTAGACAAAAACATCCTCTTCATTCAAGATATTGGAGATGGTGGCTCCAAACAGCACAAGTTTGAGCGTGATATTAAACTGTTGAGCCAAGGCATTATTGACGAGCCAGATAACACCCGTTATTACTTTTATTTGGCAAATAGTTACCGCGACAGCAATAAACCCGTAGAGGCCATTACATATTATAAAAAACTGCTGGAGTTTGATACTGCGTGGTATCAAGAAAAATATATGTCTTGCTTAAACATTTTCGAATGCTACTCTGTGTTAAAACGCGAGCACGATGGTATATACTATCTTATTGACGCATACCGTTGGGATAGCGAACGCGTGGAATGCATCTACCGTTTGATAAAATATTACTGTTGCAACAGTATGAATGATGTGGCTTTTATGTATTACACGCTAATACAGCAATATTATGAAAATAAATATTTGAAAGACAATGTGTCTCTAAAACTTTTTGCAAAACTTCCCGAATATGCGTTTTATCTTCCTTACTATATGATAATCGTGTGCGACCGGGTCAAAAAGCATAATGTCGGCATCAAAATGTATAAAATCATCTTTGAAAAAAAGTTCTACCTAATCAATCATTGGTGGTTTGATAACTTGACTTATAACCTCCAATATTTCATCGATAAAGTGGAGCCTGGCGATGTGTCCTTCTTCCGTAGTTGCGAAGACTATTTAAACGGTCTCTACGCAAACAACTACACCATAAAGCCCAAGCTGTTGCACCTATATATTGAGCACGGACTGGACAGGTCGCGATTAAATATGATACCAAAAAATATCACGTCCAATGCGCACCTCGTCAACAGCACCGTGGCGCTTACAAACATTGTCAAGCACACTACCAGCAAAAAAATATTGTTCTATGTTGGCTTCAGCAGTTATCACTGGAATCTTACCTACCGCTTGAACAACTCGTTGGGTGGTTCAGAGACAGCCGTCGCCTACTTGTCCACGTATTTTGACAAATCGTTTGACATCTACATCGGGGGGGATGTCATTGAAGAGAAAGTAGACAACATCACCTACGTCTCCTTGAAGAACTTGCATGCCCTCATTGAAGACAATACCTTTCACACGATTATCGTGTCCCGATACATCGGGTTCTTTGAGATGTTCCCTACCTTCCGAAGTGCCAATATCCACATTTGGGCGCACGATACGGCATTGTTGCCTTACGGTTGCTCGCTCACCGTGGACGAAATACTGTATAAGTGGGCGCCCATTGTCAGCAAATGCGTAATGCTTACCAACTGGCATCGTGAGGAATACGCCAAGTTATACCCAACTCTGGATAACAAGTTTGCGACTATCAACAACGGCATCAAGTTGGACCTCTTCCAATCGGCATATACCAAGGTGAAAAATAGGTTTATTTTTACTTCCAGACCGGAGCGCGGACTCAAGCGGCTGCTCACCATATGGAATGATATTTGTGAGAAAATCCCCGGCGCCGAGCTGAAAATCACCTCTTACAAGGACAATTACAAGGAGCAAGACTTGAAAGAAGTGGAAGAGCTTATGACCAAGGTAAAAAATGTAGAAGTCGTAGGACAGCTGAACCCGGTTGACCTGTATAGCCTGATGGCTTCAGCCGAGTTTTGGTTGTTCCCAAGCACGTTTTGCGAGACCTCGTGCATCACCGCGCTGGAAATGCTGTATAATGAGGTGGTTTGCTTGTATTACCCATTGGCGGGACTTACAGAAACGATTGCGGGGCACGGCATTGAAATGGAGATGAATCACGAGATTCAATCCATCACATCCATTGTTAAGGACACACAACGGCTGAATAAAATGAAGATTAAAGGCAAACACTATGCCGAAAGCTGCAGCTGGGAAAATAGAGCCAAGGAATGGCACGCGCAAATTGTGAAAATATCATAGTCGCAATGCAGTCGCAAGGCGGATTGCATCACACATAACGCGACATAAATAAAAATAATAATAATAATAATAATAATAATAATAATAATAATTCGTCAAATACATTTCGTATTATTATTTTGGGTATTTAGGGTTTATATTATATTGTATTATTATAGCGTATGACTTCTACTGGGTATATTATGGCAAATGGTCAAGATATCAACACCATATTTGAGCCATATTCAGGCGGGACAAAGGCATCACTATCTAATTATGTTATTTCAAATAGAACGGATTTGAATGAAATATTTGACCCAAATACTGGTGTTGATGCGTCGGCAACTGGGTTTTACACGTTAGACGGTATTGGTGCGAGAGTTGATTTGAATAAAGTGTTTGCGAAAAAAAAACAGTGGAATGATGTTCCATTTTACCTTAGCTCAGTGAATGGTTCTAATTATACCAATTTTTTATACAACTACGTTACTGCAGCCAAGTCTATCGATGTTGTTAGCAGTACCGAAATATATGTAGGCGGCCAAAGTAGCTGGAACACCAGCAGGTTGTATGGCCGATTTGCCAAATATAATGGTAACAACTGGAGCACAATTGGATGGTCCGTTAGCAATGGTGGAACTTCATCGAGTGGGAGTAGCACGAATGTGAGGGGAATTAAAGCATTTGCTTCTAACGACATATATCTTGCGGGGACTTTTGATACCATAAGAGATGCTCAATCTACAATTTACACTGGAGCGGTTCAGTGTGATGGTGGAAACTATAATACCATTAGCGGCATTAGTGGCACTTATGTAACTCAAATGCTAGTCGTGAGCGCGAGTGAAATATATTTTCTCTATTACAACGCAATAAGACAATTTAATAAAACAACTGGTGTAGTAAATAGAACTATTAGTGCGCCTGCGGGGACACAATATATATCTATGTGTGTAATCGGAAGTATGATATATGCTATACGTTCTGACACTGTGGGTCGTTCGTTTATAAAAATAGATAGCAGCAACGCCATAACATCGATAACGTCAGGTATGATAGGCACTGCTGGCCTTTGGGCTGTAGATATTGAAAACATATACATATACGGTTCATTCACGTCTGGGTTTGGAGTTAATGCAAATTATATTGTAAAATATAATGGAACAACCAACACATTTACAAATATTAATGGTCACGTAACAAGTGACATTAAGTATATTCATTTTGAAAACAATCGCAATATTTACGTTATCTGGAACTCTGAAAGGACGTTATCAAAATATTCAAGCGCAACCAATACGTGGTCAAAAGAGATTGAAATACAACCAACATCCCCCTCTGCTTATATTGGGACTATTCAAGCAAAAAATGGCAAGGTGTATATTGTGTTTGACGGGAATAACTCTGGGAACTTTGGGCAGTACACCGGGTTTTTTGCCGACTATAAAATTATACCTACAAACTCAGCCACAATACGGTCATGGAGCCTACTTGCTTATTACGGATAATATATAATATATGTTAACTTGTGTGGGCGCAATGCAGTCAACAAAATAAATATTTTCAGTCATAAAAAATATTTATAGTTTTTACTTTATACAATTCTACATAATTACAACAATTTTACATAATTGCAAATATACTAATCTACTCCTCCTTCTCGGAAATCACATAGTTTGTTCCGTCATATCTGCAGTTGTTTCTGTTAAATAGGATATTCATATTGATTACCTCTGGCTTGGCCGCATCTGGTGTAAACAGTTTACGCACGTGTTCGTCGTCTCGGCACCGTATGCTATACGTTTGCTGTATGTTGTTTCTGCCAATTCTTCCCATCGCTTGGATAATCTTTTCCTGCGTCATGTTCAAATCCTTGCTTATATACCCGTGGCAAAACTGGTAATTGGTGCCGTATATGTAGTCACTTGAGCTAATGATTAGGAACAGCTGTTGTTTATCGGCGAGCGACTTCATTATTTCCGTATAAGCGATATTTTTGTGGTTTGTAAACACCCCGATACCCATCAGCAACAGCACTTTCCAGCTGTCCGCCACATCTGTTAGCATCATTATTTTAATAATGGTGTCGTCATCAATATCGCACGTGAACGCATTCTTGGGGCGCAACTCTTCCGCCCACCTCTCAATATGCTCCAGCTTGTTCGGGACAAACGTGTTGTTCAGTGACGCGGGCTTAATCAAACTTTTTAAGCCGTCAATTTGCTGTTTCAGGTGGCTCACTCCTGTCTTGTCTCCCGCTTTTTCGTTCGTGAAGGACCTTTCAATCTTCTTATCATTCTTCTTCCCATTCTTATCCGTAGAATACCTGGCTTGGGTTCCATCCGAGTTGCCGCTATCTTCTAGCAAATCCTCCAGCTCCTTCTCCAACTCGGACACTTTCTCGTTAATCACATTGTTGTTCTCAATCTTTTTCATAATCTCCTCCATCATCTTCACAGGTATGTTCGCCTGTTGTATGCAAAACTTGGATATCTTTTCCACATCTTGTGCCAAGAATATCGTTGGGCCATCTGTCAAGGTGTATGCGTCTTTTGTAGTCACGTATACTGCGCACGACCCTGGCACATAATCTCCACTGGGCGGAGCTTTGGCAGGCTGTTCGCTAACCATACGCGTTAATGGTTTTCCTTCGTAGCTGGTGTTCGTGTTTGTGGTTTCTAAACCAAGGCTATACGTTTTGCGTATTTTGTTTCCTTTGGGGTCAACCGTGTTGTTCGGCGCAATCTTCCTTGTGCGCGTTACTTTAAAATAATTAAACACGCTTGTCCAGTTGCTTGGTGTTATGCTTTTTAGTGCGTTCAGGTAGTGAAGCTTGATGTTTTGCATCGTGCAGTCGTCAAATGACCCAAACCGTCTCTCAATTTTCATATTGTTGGGCACTAGGTTATTTTTGTCCACATAATCAATGAATCGCGCGGTTTCCTCCAAGTCAAAATACCTCAAAATCGTGAAATAGTTTTCGCAGTGGGTCACCGTGGTTTGCATATCGTTATACGCCTCAGCAATAAAGTGCGGCATCACCACAAACCCATCATTGTTTACAATCGGGATGGATTTGCGGCAGTCGTGGCTCACAATATTTTGTATTGTCGCATTAGGGAATGCATCCCTAAAGTCCGCCACGGTCTCCGTAAGCTCGTGCAGTTTGGGCAATGTGGCAGAAGATAGCACCATATTGGGGATGATGTTTTCAACCCAGTTCTGTTTAATAATTTCGTGAAAGGGATGGCTGTCGTAATCAAACGTAATCGTAGGCTCGTCCCAGTAGGTGATGATGTGTTCCTTCTCATTAAACGCAACCATATAGTGCATCGCATATATGTAGGATTGAATATCGCAAATCATAATCTCCACCTTATCTCCCACGCTATTGTCCACTTTTTTAATCCCGCCAGTTCGCTTATTTACGGTATATTCTTTCGCGGCATAATAGTGCAAGCGAATGTCCCCTGCGCTCATACATCCGAACGCAAAGGCCACCTTTTTCTGCGAGGAGATGGCCGCCCTCGCCAGCGCTAACCCCACGTGCCTCGCCGCGCACACAAATATGACGCGATGCGATTCGGATAGGCCAATCGGGGTCAACGTTTTGCCTGTGCCTGTTGGAGCAATGTATAAGATAAGCTTTGGATTGGGCATCTTCACGGCAGTGAATATTTCTTTTTGATGCGTATACAGCGTCTGGTCTTCGTATTTCAGCAAGCAATGATTGCGTTCAATATACTCCACCGAGTTGGCCACCACATTCTCGTATTGAATGTGCTCTTCATACTGCGCAAATATGCGCGCGCATACTTCTTTGATATTGGCGTTCACTAGGGTCACCGTGTTTTTCAACAGTTTATACAGCGTGAAGTAGTGAAACAGCCATTTGGTAGAGTTCGCTTTTTTATTGGAAAGCAACAGCTCAATGTGGTGTAAAAGCAAGAGCTCATACACATTGTCCTTGTTAAGCTTGCTGATGTCATTGCGTTCGATGCGGATTTTATCTGCTTTGTTGATTGTGATTTTGGCTTTTATGTCCAGTTTTAGGAAGAGAGCGTCAAACCTCTTTGCGAGCTCTTCAATCTTTGGCGCAAAGAACAGATTATACAAATAATCTTCCATTTGCTTGGCATACTCAATTTTTAAATACGAAAACAGCGAGTTATGCTTATTGTATTTAATGGATACGTTATGGTATCCGTTTTTAATTAAAGATAGCACCTCCAACTCATCGGGGGATACAGGAACTTCAATGGAGTCCCATTCGCTGCGAGTAAGTTTGCGTTGATTCATGTCCATGGTATTGATTGTGTGTTTGCGAGTTTGTAAGAGTTTGGTTGTCCTTTGTAAGTCTTTATATTCTTTGTGGATAACTATTTAAGCCATTTAATATTCAATTTTATTATTTTGTTTGCATTATGGGTTGCCATATGGGTTGAGTATGCACACATATAAGTATTCAACAGATTGAATTAAACTATAAAATTGAAATATTATTATTTAAGAACAACCCACATAAATACTATACACTGTAACTATATACGAAAATGAACTCTGTGCAATCCACCACCTCCAACAATGCAATCATTGTCTCTATTGAAGGAAATATCGGCTCTGGAAAGACCACCCTGCTCTCCAATTTACACAATGCATTCCCAGGTAAAGACATTCTATTTGTGAAAGAACCCGTCAATGTGTGGGAAGAAATCAAAGACTCCCAAGGAAAAACAATGCTTGAAAAGTTTTATGCAGACCAGCAGAAGTATGCGTTTTCGTTTCAGATTATGGCGTTTATCTCTCGCATCTCGTTATTGAAGCAATCTATTCGCGAAAACCCTGGCAGCATTATTATTACAGAGAGAAGCTTGCACACGGATAAGATGGTCTTTGCGCAGATGTTGTTTGACAGTGGATTGATTGAAGATGTAAACTTTCAAATCTATCTCAAATGGTTTGATGAGTTTTCAAGGGAGTGCCCGTTAAATCGGGTCATCTATGTAAAAACAGACCCCGATGTGTGCATTCAGCGAATTGCAAAGCGTTCGCGCGCAGGAGAGAGCGTGATTCCGATTGATTATTTGCGCGAGTGTCACGAATACCACGAAAAAATGATGGAAGCCTTGTCGTCCATCCCTCATCTAGTATTAGATGGAAATGTAGATATTTACGAAAATGGAGGCGAGCTCCAGTCTTGGATTCAACAAATATCCGATTTTGTCCAAGAATAAATAAAATTATTATCACACATATAATTAAATAATACCCTTGTTACCTTATTACCTAGCGAACTACACTAACTACACTAACTACAATAAACAATACAATCGGTGGATTGTATTTTTTATCACACGTTACCATCCAAGAACACGCGTTCAATTCATTATTTTGTTATCACCACCTCCTTGGCTATGTTACTGATTATTTTCCCCATGTTCACCTCCTCATCGGGGTGCGACCCACCCGTTGAATGCATCACCATTTTAAGATACGAAGTGCTCTCTCTGTTGGAGCTAATCGTGCAATTGGGATGCGCTTTAATCCAGAGCGGGATTTGTTGAATATTTTTTTGCTCTATTTTGCGGATGGCCTTTTTGATTTTATCGCGCGAGTCCGTGTCCTTTTCCCATACGTTGTCTTCCTTTATATACAGGGTCTCTCGCTTCAAGTCGCTGCAGTGTATGGGTCGCTTGCACACGTCCATATCTTTTAGTCCATTAATAAAGATGCGGGACATCCCGTTGGAGTATCCCAGCTTCCCAGTTTCTTCCAAATCGCTCAACTGCAAATGCAATGAGTTCACAAAATCAACCATATTAATGGCATCTTTACACGTCTCGTTCAAGTATACGTTCAGGTTAAAACTGTTGTTGGTCGTGGTGTTGGTGTTATTGTGCGTAATGGTTTTCCCCTCTTTGGCCAGTTCGAGTAGCTGTTTTTGGATGTCTTGGTTTTGTTTCAGCAAATCAATAATCACGCTTGTCAGCTCGCTGTTATGTTGTAACGCAGGAGGTGCACAATTGATTGTTTCTGCGTAAGACTGACAAGCGTTCGCAATCGGGGATTGTTGTATAACTGGTGCATTCGCACGGGGTTCGTGTTGGGTCACAGGTTCTGTGGGCTGAGATAAATGTGTCGCGCACCGTTTTGCGTGTTTCCATAGCCCAGACGGGTCTTTATATTTTTTCCCGCAAATGCACGCAAGTGTTTCGTGTGTGGGGACAATGGCTTCAGAACCGCGCGTTTTCAATATGTGTTTCTTGCTGAGCACGTGCTTGTCGTAGTTGTATTTCCGATAAGTGATATACTTGCACATTTCGCACTCAAAGGTCTTCAAGTGTTTTGTATTTGTCTCCAACGGTTCATCCATCTTTTCACTCAACGCAATGCATTCGCACGCATCTTGTTCTACATTCATTTGTATTTATACTAATATTATAGGTTATTTTTATGTGCAAAGAATATTTATATTCTTTTGAACATTTTTCACTTTTGTCCATTTTTTTACAAAATAGGACAACACACTTTTCGCAACTTTTCGCAAGTTTTACAAGTTTCTAAAAAATTATCGTAACAATTTTTGGAATGTTTTATTTTGATTTTCTTACCAGAATGGTGCAAAATGCGAAAACACAGGTTTTTCCATTTCAGAAAATGGCCAAGCCTAGATTGCTACTTTTTTATTGCCAAGCGTCACCTAAATGGCAATAAAAAAGTAGCAAATGGCAATAAAAAAGTAGCAAAAAGTTAGCGTAAGACGGCTTTTCGCAATCAGCGCAAGTTGTTACGAGTTATGGTAAGACAATTTGCGCACGAAAAAACACGACTTTTGGACCGACCCTTTGCTACTTTTTTATTGCCAAAGTAGCAAGCCTTTTTTGAAGTTTTTGAAGACTTTTTGTCCTTTTTTCGCGTTTTTTTCGTTTTTTTGAGTTTTTTTCGAAAAAAAAATCGCGACAAATTTGGGAAATAAAAAAATTATGCTCACAAAATTTTAAAACAAACCTCAAAATTTGAAATTTATGGTCACAAAGAGTAAATATGCGAATTTGGGTGTTTTTACCGGTCGGTCAGAACTCGATTTTGGACATTTTTAAAATGTCCAAATTTCATATACTAACGGTCTATATAAAATCAAGAAAAATAGGGCCTTACTGAGAAAATATTCCGATATTTTCTTGTTTTTTTTGTTACGAGAAATGGTAAGCGACTTGTGTGCGCAAAAAACGCTTATTTTTCACTTTTTACGAAAAAACATCAAAAATGCGATGTTTTTGATTCGCCCAATTTTCCAAAATAGTAAAAAGTGAGTTTTCTATGTTTTTTTGATGGTCCTCCACTTTTCAAAAAGGGCGGTCCGATTTCCCAGATTTGTTGTTGTATTTTGGTGCAGCAATTCTACAAAATTGTCGTCCATATAGGGCGCAAACCATAGAATAAAATTGATTGCGATGCGCACGAATTATCGTAACAAAAATACTCACACACTATAAGAGAATGATACCCGTAAAATGCGAGCCCAAAGTGACCCAATCCAAGATTTTAGTGTTCTTTAAACAGACACCACAACATAATGTGCAGATACATAACGAGAAAGATTGCGACGAGGATGAACAAACTGTTGTGACAAATCGGTTATCTATTGTTTCCAAACAGCTTGCGCAAGTGACCCCAATATACGAATGCGATGTATACTTTGATGGGTGTAGCAAAGGGAACCCAGGCCCGAGCGGGGCGGGCGCGGTGATTTATCACGATGGGAAAGAAGTCTGGAGCGACTGCGCATATGTAGGCAACAAAGAAACCAACAATTATGCGGAATATCAGGGGTTACTGCTGGGGTTAAAAGCGGCTAGAAGCCTGAATGTAACCCATTTGAACGTGTTTGGAGACAGCAAACTAGTCATCAGCCATATGCTTGGCAAGTATCAAGTAAAGTCCGAAAAACTGCTGAAATGCTACCAGCAATGCAAGCAACAAACAAAACAGTTTGCACATATTGATTTCCATCACGTGTATAGAAATAAAAATGAAAGAGCCGACCAACTCTCCAATGATGGTCTGTTGAAGGGATAGACATAGTTGCGCGTTGGTTAGTATTCCAGCAAGGATATATTTAATTTAGGAGGCGGTTTATATTTTAAAAAGTCTTTGGCCACCGTTGTGGTCCCAAACAAATCAGTAGAATAAATGTCTTGAAGCAATAGCCACTCAAATAGCCCACCCGTGTAAACAAACACATTGTAAAACCCCAAGTTAATTAGTTGGGTATATTTTTTATAAATAGTGTCGTCGTTTGCGTTACGACCGTAGACGATAATTTTTACATTTTTGTTTGTTTTCAGTAGCTGGTTTATTATTTCTTCCTCTTTGCTCTCAGAGACAGTCGAAGCGATTAAACAATCTTGCTCATACCCAGGGAGCGTATTTATTAATAAGTATGTTTCAGGAGATTTCACCACGATTTGCACATCTTCAAAATTGATTTTTTGAATGGATTGTGACGCACCCATTTATTATACATATCCGCGCAATATTTATATCGTGTTCTAACTTATTATTTCTTTCCTATATACCCACTGTGGGTGAGTTTGACAAATAAAATAATTACATTTAGGAAATCTATATGGCTGGTTCGGTTTAACATTAACCAATAGGTGCACTAATAATATGATATTAACCACCTCATAACAATATCATACGAAATATAAAAAATATATACTTTTTATATTTATTTTAATACCAATTTATCTTAATACCAAGACAACCAATTAATTAAACTTGACCACAATCTCCACCTCTTCCTTTTTAATGGATTTCGTTGCGCTGATGGAGAGCTCTTCGCGCTTCTTTCTAGTTTTGGTGTTGCCCGCATTGGACACGCTTTCTTTGCGCTTGGATGTGCTATTTCGCGCATTCATATCCTTCTCAATGGCATCATAATTGTCTTCAATGTATTCAATCACCTTGTTCTCAATAGCCCACATAAAAAAGTTAAGCTGTCCAATGGTGGTTTCAATAAACTTGCCATCCTTATACGGGATGTTAATGCGGTCCCACCGGCAAAACGGGTCAAACCGCTTCTTGCTGTATCCGTCCAGCTTTAACTTATACTCAATATACACCTTGAAACGCTTCGTTCCGCCGAACTCGTCGGTAAAGTTGTATACAGTATAATATTTCTTTGCATAGTTGGTCGCGAACCAGTCCACAATACGGAGCGATATTTTGGTGTCGCCCTTTATGATGCGTAACATAATGTCTAAATTGTGAGTGTTCTCATAGAATGCAGTGATTTTCCCCATCACCGCATCGTTCTGCGTGTTATACGAAACATTCGCCATCTGTTATTTATTCTTTCTATCATCTCTTTAAACCCTTCAAGAATTAAAATTATTTAATTCTAAAAGGGTCAGATATCAATGAAGATTTGAAATGACGCCCTATGGGTCATTTTACATCTTCGTTGGTATAAACCCTTCAAGAATGCGTTATAAATACATTGTAAATACGTTCTATCCTATCTTATTCATATGGGTCTACTCCTTTTATTTTATCTTGACTGGTGCTAACAGGGGTTAAAAAAGTGTTACTAATATTGTCCGCATAACTGACAGAATTGTCAATATAGGGGTTGCGACTGGTCTGCCCCATCATATCCCTCTCCGCCATTTTATTGTAGGATTCTTCCCTTTTGTTGGAAGATTTTGTCCAATTGGAAGAAAACGAGTAGGGAATGGTGGGGAAATAGGCACCCGAATCGTCTACAGTCCAAGTCTCCTCAGTAGATAATGCTCTCGCTTCTGGGGTTAACAGTTCGGCCGCATACTCGTTCTCCAATTCGGCAGCCATAGCGGCGCGCTGGGGGACACGTTTGCTGCGCTGATATTGTGAGCCGTCTGACCACTTTAATCCACTCATATGTTGTATTATGCGGTCATAATTATTGGAATAATCAAACACAAAAGGAAGAAATGCACTTCTAAATAGTTTCGGATGTGTTCTTTGGTTCTTCCTTTGGTTCTTCTTCCTTTGGTTCTTCTTCCTTTGGTTCTTCTTCCTTTGGTTCTTCTTCCTTTGGTTCTTCTTCCTTTGGTTCTTCTTCCTTTGGTTCTTCAGGCTCTTTAATAGATTTTTGTTTAATGTGCGTTTCATCCAGAGAAAACGTCTTTGGTTTATACACAAACAGTGAATATAATTGCACGCACAAGCGCACACCCATATACCCAAGAATCCACGACATAAAC